GGAAATGCTGAAGCTGCTCCAAGAACATCATCTGGAACAATGATGATGGAAGATTTTGGTCAAAGACGAAGTAAATCAAAATTAAGGGATATTGAAGGAAGTTTAAGACGATTGGGTCAAGTTGTATATAATTTATCAAAAGAGCATTATACTTTTAAAAAGGTATTTAGGGTTGTACAACCTAATAATGATATGTCTGAGTATATGGTTAATCACTATAATGATAAATCTCAGGCTATCGGTGAAATGATGAATGATTTAACTATTGGACAGTATGATGTGAATATTATCGGAAATTCAACCATGCCATCAAATAGATGGGGTGAATGGTCAATATATATGGAAGCTTATCAAGCAGGACTTATTGATAGAACAGAGGCATTAATGAAAACAGATATATTTGATAAAGAAGGTGTTTTACAAAGAATGGATATTGTTCAACAATTACAACAACAACTTCAAGGTGCACAAGAGCAAATCAAGAATTTATCTGGAGACTTACAAACAGCTCATCGTGAGTCACTTTCATCACGTAAGAGAACTGAAGTTGAGAAGTTTAAAGGTAAGTTAAAAGAAAAAGAATTAGATTCAAAATCTGCGTCTGATATGCAGATTGGTAAACTAGAAAACGCAGTTAGTCTCGAAGTCGAGAAATCACGTTTACGTGGTCAGGCTCAAGCAGACAGAGAGAAATTGCAAGCCAAAGGAGGCAAATGATGGATAACGCATTAGGAAATGAAAATCTTGGTAATCAAGGTGAAATCACAGATAATGTAGGGCAAGATGAAAATCAAACACAGGATGATGGAGCTTCAACCGATTGGGAGTCTCAAGCTAAGTACTTTCAATCAGAAAAAGATAAACTTCATACTGAAAATCAAAAACTAAAGGATTACGAAAAAGTCGGCAAATTGTTGGAATCACGACCAGATATTGTACAAACAATATCAGGAATGGTTCAAGGTGGTCAACCAGCACAAGCCGAAAAAGTTTCTTTAGATAAAGATGAGTTCGACCCATGGGAAGCCTATAATGACCCAGCATCTAAATCGTATAAGTTTCGACAACAAGAGTTACAGGACTCTATTAATAGTGCCGTTGAAGGCCAAATGGCGGGTGTTCAGAAGCAAGTTGGTATGAATGAATTAAAAGCTCAGTTAGCCTCTAGGGGTTTAAATGATGCAGAAGTTAATTCATTTGTTGAATTTGCAAGTAAGAACCCTGCTGAATATGGTATTGATGGTGCAATTAACATGTGGAAGTCTGTAACTGGAGAACCAGCACAAGATAATAATGGTAATCCACTTGACGCTATTCGTCAAAATCAAGCAGTTCCTCAACAGGCAGGTGTTTTGTCTGGGGAGCAACCTGTAAGAAAAGATGAAAAAGATTCAATGTGGGATTCAATTACAAAAGCTGGTAGTCGAACTAACGTATTGTAAATAATAATATAAACTAAGGAGAATAAAAATGGCTACTTTTAATAGTGGACAAGTAAAATTCGGAACTCCTGGTGCAGTAATTGATAGTACGATACCATCAAGAAGACTGTATGATTTTAGTGATAGGGTCGCTGATTTAGCTCCAGAAGAGTCTCCGTTTTTTGTATATTTGTCAAAAGTAGGTAAGGTTCCAACTTCGGATAGTCAATTCCGATTTTTGGAAGATAGAACAAAAATTTCTATTACAGATAGAAGTTTTAAAATTGATGGAGGTCAAACACTAGCAGCTCCAGGTGGAAGTACTACTGTACTTGTTGATGTTGGTGGTGCATGTGTTAATTGGCTTATTAAAGGCATGGTTGTTGAATTTGCACAAAATGTGAATTTATCAGGTGGTACAGATACTGAATCTGTAACAAGAGCAACTGGTAGAATTGAATCTGTTACTCAAAATTCAGATGATACTTCAATTCAAGTTACAACTATTGCTGCAACAGCAGGTGCTGCAACAACAACACTTGATGATGATGCTGATGCTGTTGTAATTGGAACATCATTTGAACAAGGTTCAGGTGCTCCAGATGTATGGTCTCAAGAGCTAGATAATGATTATGGTTATACCCAAATCTTTAAAACAGCTTGTGAGATGTCTAATACAGCAAGAGCAACAGTATATCGTGGTTATGCTGATGAATGGGCAAGATTATGGAATCTTAAATTAAGAGAACATAAAGTTGACATTGAAAGAGCAATGCTTTTTGGTATGCAAGGTTCACAAGGTGGAATCCAATATACTGATGGTATTGTAGGTCATGTACTTAAAAATGGAACAAATACAGGCGCTGGGAAATTAGCTGCATATGCTGAAGACACTCCATATTTAGGTGGATGGGCAACAAGTGAAATGACATATGATGCTTTACTTGGTGCATTTGAAGTTATGTATGACCCTGCAAGGGGTGGTTCAAGTAATAAACTTTGCTTAGCTTCTCTTCCAGTGGTATCTCACTTTAATAAAATAAGTGGATTCGCTGAAGGTAGTTTAACTGCATCAAAATCTCAGTATAATTTTGAAAGAAGCACAGGTTCATTCGGTCATAAAGTTATGAAAATTGAAACTGTTCATGGTGATTGTAGTATTGTAAAAGAGCCATTGTTCAGAAACAATTCTTCAGGTATTATGGCTTTTGTTGACCTTGACCATGTTTCATATAGACCTCTTGTTGGTAATGGTGTTAATCGTGATACATCAATCACAACTAACGTTCAACAAGCTGATGAGGATTTAAGAAAAGATATGATATTGACCGAAGCTGGTCTTGAAATATCTCTTCCTGAAACTCACGCAGTGATTAATTTGGAGGCAATCTAATGAGAAGCGATATTATAAATGAAAATAGCAATAGCTATGGTGGAAATGCAGAAGGTCTGGTTAAAATACCTGATGCAGCAACATATACATGTTTAGCAGCTGATTCTGGGAAGATTCATTCTGTCCCTGATTTGACTGCTCATTGTACAATAAGCCTACCAGCTGAAGAAGCAGGACTTGTATTTGAGTTCTGGTACAGCGGTGCAGCTAATGACGCACAAAACATTATAATTACATCTGGTTCAGATACTAATTATTTTGTTGGTGGTGTTTGTGCATCCGATTCAGACGCTACAGGTGCAGCTACAGTGGATGGTGTGTATTCAAATGGAAGCAGTAATTCTAAGTTAACTGCGGCAACTCCAGAAGGTGGAACTTGGTTTAAGTTCGTATGTGATGGATTGCGGTGGTATGTAACTGGGAATGGTGTTTCTGCAACACCTCCAGTATTCGCTGGTTCATAAACCGAATCAATAAGGTTTAATAGTTTTGTAGAACTATGGGAACTATCACTAAAAGGTAGTTCCCGAATCTACTAAGAATTTTTTAATATTAACCAAAAGGAGTTGTTATGGCTTTTGTGGCAAAATCATTTATAGGAGATGCAACAGCTTTAGATAATACTGAAACAGATGTAAGAGGATTTGATTCTCTTTCAAAACAAGTTGAAGATTATATATCAAGTTTAACCCCTGCAGGAAGTGCTGGGGCTAGAGAAATTAAAGTTGCATGCTCTTCGTTAAATGGAGACAGAGTTTTTGTATTAGTAACCGTAGAAACGTAAGGATAAATTATGGCACATGTGTTTAGAGCAAAATCATTTATTACAGATGCATCTGCAAATGATGAATCTGTTGCTAATACAGCAGCAGAATTAGTTAAAGACTATCTTGAAGCACAGGACTCAGGAGGTGCAGGTGCTGATATTGATGAAATTTTTAGTATTTCATCTTGTAAATTATCTGGAGATAGGGTTTTTACAATCGTTATTCTTGAAGACCAGACTGAAGGAGGTTAATCGTGCCTAAGAAAAAATATGTAAAGGGTGGAAAATTTAAAGGGTCTTCACATGATGACGGTGGTATTGATATTAATGTTGAAGGTGGAGAGTATATTATTAAGAAAGGCTCTGTTAATGCAGAGACTCAACCAATTTTGGAAAAAATAAATAAAACAGGTAAATTTCAATACAGGTGTGGTGGTAAAATACCTGTAATTGATGCAAGAAAAAGGAGTAAAAAATAATGCCAGAAGTTAAAGATAAAACAACAGGTCAGGTTATTGCAAAGATGCCTTATGATACTGCAGGTAAAATGGCAGCAGAAAAAATGGTTGCAGAGAATCCTAATTATGAAATTAAAGATGCAATGATGAGAAGTGAACAAATGTATGCAGGTGGTGGAAAAACTGGATATGATGTTCCAATGTATAAAAAAGGTGGCGAAGTAAAAAAATAATGAGAACTTATTATTGTATATGTGGAAATAAATCGGAATCCGTTCCTGGTAAAATCACTGAATGTGAATGTGGTAAAATATTTGGTGGTACAGGAAAGATATCTGATGGTATAAATATGAGAACAACATGGAGTGGACAAACACAGGTGGAGTTCAGTCAAACAACAATGGATGAGGATATTGCAGAAAGGAATAATAGATAATGGCTGAATCCTTTAAAAATCAAGTAGATGCATTAACAGGTTTTGCTGGAACAGAAGATGATGCTTTGACTGATTGGTTGCAAGCTGGAACAAGAGAAATTATTAATATTCTTCCTCCCAAATTAAAAGAATACTGTTATTCTAAGCAGACTTTTACATCTGCAGCAGCTAATTCAGAAGCAGAAACAATGATTACAGGGCAAGTTGGAAGTGTTTATGCAGGAAGTGTTGAATGTAGAGAAATTCGTCCAATGGATAAACATAAAGCATCAAGTTCGACAAGCCTTGAATATGCTACATCTACGGACCCAATTTATTATGTTGAAGGTAATAAAATAAATATACTTCCAGCTTCATCGTCTGGGATTTATTATGTTGTTGCAAATCCAACAGTTGCACATGGAAGCACTTCTATAGACAACTTTCCTAATGAAGCTGAATATTTAGTTGTTTTATATGCAGCAATCAAAGCATTGCAACGATTAATGAATAAGAAGTCAGGTGATTTACCAAGTGATATTCCAGAATTAGTATTGTCAAGTACAAGTGAATCATTGCCTAGTTTTACATCTCCATCAGATATAACTTTGCCAAATATTCCTGTAGCTCCAGCAATGAGTGAAAAGAGCGTAAGTATTACTGGAACTGCTCCTGCATATACAAAACCGAGTTTAACTTTAGATAATCTGTCAGTAGGTCCATTATCTATATCAGCTTCAGCGCCAATAATTCCAAATGACCCTTCTATAAGTAATCCAGGTATAAGCAATATTACTGAAGCTGTTTTAACTGCAAATGTTCCTACATATACTAAACCAGGATTTGCTTTAGATGCAAAGCCTTTTATTAGTGATTTGTCTGTAAGTAGTATAAGTGCTCCAACAGCACCAACTTTAAGTACTATTTTTTATGTAAATGCAAATAATGAAGATGCAAGTGCAACAGCTGTAAGTGCTGTTTCATCTAGTGTTATAGTTAAAGCAGATATATCTGGAGATGTCCCTACTTATACTAAAAATGTTGTTGCTCCAGATTTTGCTGATGCTGATAATTGGCTTAACACAGAAGAAGATTCAGAGTTAGTTGCATCTAGAATACAGATTATATCTACACAATTGCAAGAATATCAGATTAATATACAAAATGAATTAAATGAATTTAATAAAGAAAACGCTAGATATCAGGCTAATATACAAGCGGAGATAGCTAAACATAATAGTGATTTGCAAACAGCAATAAATAATGCAAATTTAGATTCACAAGATAAAAGGCAAGAAGCTACTCAAACTACAGATATAGATAAATTTAATAAAGCTCAAGACCAAGCACTAGAATTACAAAATAAAGCGAAAGAAATGGAAGTTTTAATACAGGAAAATAATATTAAAATATCTAAATATTCTCAAGAAATATCCTCTTATCAAACTCAAATAAGTACAGAGGTTCAAGTATATCAGCAAAATTTACAAAAAGAAATTCAATTATGGGAAAGTAATAATTCTAGCGGCTTACAAAAATATGCTCAAGATATGCAAAATGAATTAAATGAGTTTAATAAAGAGAATGTTCGTTATCAAGCAGAAATAAAAGGAAAAATTTCTAAATTTGAAGCTGATGCTGCAGATGCATCTAAAGAGGCAGACTTAACTTTGCAAGCATCTATACAAGATTATCGTTTAGAATTAGACTTATTTCAACAAGAAATGGCTTTATATCAAGCAAATATAAATAAAGAAGTTCAAGAATGGAATAGTAATTATGAAAAAGATTTGCGATTATGGGAAGTAAAACGTCAAACAGATTTAAATAAATTTTCAACTGATATACAAAATGAACTAAATGAGTTTAATAAAGAAAATGTGGAATATCAAGCTAAATTACAAAAAGATTTACAAGATGCTCAGTTAGCAGAATCAAAAGAAGGAAGAGATTTGCAGAAATATGGAAGTGAATTATCTTCATATCAAGCTGAAGTTAACGCTAAAGTTCAAGAATTTCAAAGTATATTGCAAAACGATTTAGAAAAATTTAAATCTGATATGGAAAAATATAATGCAGATATAGCAAAAGTTAATTCAGCTAATCAGAATAAAATTGGAAAATTTTCTCAAGATATAGCTAATTATGGAGCAAAATTACAAAAACATTCAACTGATTATCAATGGTTTCAAAGTCAATATGCTCAATTGAAACAAGACTATAATCAAGGAATACAAATATTGGTTGCAGGAGGCCTTCCTCAACCACAACAACAACAAGGAGAAAGATAAATGGCGGATAAAGGAATAGCAAATATATCGACATCTGTCGGGTCAGATTTTGCAAAACAAACTATTGCAGGTAGTTTAAATTATACCCCAGCAGATGCAGGTGATAAATGGATATACCTAGAAACAATAGTGGATGGAACATCATCACTCTTAATTCAAGCAGCTGCAGAATATAATAAACGTTATGGAAGAACAGATGAAGCAGAGACTGTAACAGCTACAGGAGATATAGTAAGATGGATAATTGTAAAGAATACAGGCACGACAGATGGTAGCACAGCTACATCTTCAGGAATTGTCTTATCTTTAGAAGATTCTGCTGCATATAATAATACAGATGGAATTTTTATAGATAGTGGGGAAGCAGTTTGTTTTAAAACAGCTGCAACAACACTAAATACATTGGCAGCAATTACAGTAGCAGTAACAAACGGAGCACCAGCAAGTGGTGGTTCTCCTGGAGATGTTGTAGTTCAAATAGCTGCTATATTAGATGATGTATCTGTATAGGACAGGAGTCTAAATGACAGCTAAGAATATTATAGAACAAATTGAAAAATTATTTGGAAGACAATCAGAA